GATTTCTGCGTAAAAAATCTTTTCGGCGGGCTTCAGCCGCCGATCATACCGCACCGAGGCGGGGAGAATGGCGAAAAATCCAGGATTGTCCATAGGTTCTGCCTTTCTAAAAATGGCTGACCTTAACACAGGGGTGCGCCGCGCTCTTTTCGGCGCATCCCTGCAAGGTCATTTTTCAATTCTTCAACGTTTAAAAGGGGAGGTCGCCCTCATCCTCGATCATGGCGAAGTCGTCACCCGGCCCGCGGCTGTACTCCGGTGCGGGCGCGCCCACTCTGGGCCCCTCAGCGGGAGCTGAAAGAGCCCCTGCGTTGTCCGCTTTGCTGCCGCAGAAGTTGATGTTGTTGGCGACGACCTCCAGCACGGTGCGGTTGGTGCCGTCCTTTGCCGTGTAGGTGCGGCTCTGCAGCCGTCCATCCACCGCTACCATCTGGCCCTTAGTGAGCCATTTATAGGCAAACTCGGCAGCGCGCTCCCATGCAATGACGGGAATCCAGTCCGCCACGCTCTTGCCGTTGGCGTCCCTGCGCCCGCGGTCAACGGCCAGGGTGAACGTCGCCACCTGCTTGCCCGTGTTGGTCTGCCGCAGCTCCGGGTCCCGGGCCAGGCGGCCCTGCAATGCAACTACGTTCAGCATCAGATCATCACCACCACACTGCCGCACTCCACCAGATCGGCCAGCTGCTCGCCCAGATAGGCGGCGATGTTGCGCTTGGCCTCCAACTTCCACGCCCCGCCGTCAGCCTCGTACAGTGCCGGGCGGCCCTCTTTGTCAAGGCGCAGCAGGAAATCGCTGGCAGGCTGTTCGACCTCAAGGAAAGTGCGGTAGGGCTGCAAGTGGACGATGGGCTGCACCGTCTGCTGCTCTTTCAGCACCGCGCCGGTGCGGACGCTGACCTCCTGGCTGATCCCGTTGTCCACACTGGACACGCCCTGATTAACGTCAATGCGGCTCAGCAGGGCCAGCAGGTAGTCACGGTCATCGGTGACAGCGTACAGGCTTTGCAGTTCGATAACGGCGTGTTCCTGGCTCATGTATTGGTTGACAGAAATGCTCGGCACATCGCTCACGGCCTCATACAGCGGCAGGCGGCTGTAGATCGCGTAGTCGCGGCCCGTATAGGTGCTGTCCACTACGACCCGCCGGGCGCTGTCCACACGCACATACAGCTGCGGTGCCTGGGCGACGCCCTCGGTGCGGATCAGCTTGACCAGCGCCTCCAGAGTATCCACCGAGTACCGTGCCGGGAGTTCAACCTCCGGCTTGACCTCGCGCAGATCGGCGGAGCAGAACTGATGCCCGTTGCGCGTTTCCAGGGTGAAGGGGGTCGCCAGCTCCACAATGCGGTTAATAGCGTCTTTTAAAAAGCTGTTTTCCATTGTCTTGTCCTTTCTGTGTGTTAATACCCGGCACGGCCTACGCGGGCCATTGCGGGCATCGGGGCTTCGTCTCCGTCCATGTCCACCTGTCCGGGCACCTGCGGCGTCATTTCGGCCAGCAGCAGGCTGCCGTCCCGCGCCTTGGTAATGCACAGGGACGTGCGCACCGGCTGGATCGGCGCGAGGGTGGTCTTTGCCTGCGCGTCCATGCCGATCTGCTGCCGGTAGTCGTCCGGCGCGAACGTCAGTGTGATGGTGATCTTGCGCTTGGCCGTTGCGTTGGTGTTGGGGTCCATAATGTTCGCCACGACCCTCTCAACCTCATAGTCTGTGATCTCGGCAATCGCGCCCATCGCCATCTCCAGCACGCTCTTTTTGTTTACGATCTGGGGCATTACTCATCACCTCCAACTTTTACGCACTCGCCCTGATAATGCCGCTTCATCAAAATATAAGCGGCCTTCTCGGCCTCAAGGTCGTCAGGGGGTTCTCTACGCATCCTCTCGATCAGTTCATCGCGCCAGAAATGCAGAGCCGCGCACAAAAAAGGGGCATCCAGGTCAGACAGTCCCGCCTCGCCATTCAGCGCCGTGAGGACAGCCTCCAGCGCCTCTTCATAGACGGCATCCATCTGTTTGTCGCTTACTTCTCCGCCCAAAATTCGTGTCTGCATAAGGTTATCGACGCTGTGCAGCCTGTGCTTATGACGTGAATCCATTGTTTGCATCCTCCTAAAAACTAAATTTCTTCCCCAAACACCTCGGCGAAGCTGCCGGGGCCGTGGAGTTCATCAAAAGCAAATTGTGCTGCCTGTTCCAACACCCGCCGGGCCGCCGGGTCAAAATGCACGCCCAGGGGCGGCTCGTTGTGGTGGTCGTGGCACAACCAGACCTTCAGGCCGTACTGCTCGCTCAGCGCGCGCCGTCCGCGCCCGAATAGGATGTGATGCTCCTCCAGGCCGCGCGTGGTGCGCAGATTGTAGCGCTTGCGGCACAGGTAGCACTCTTTATCGTTTTGCAGTATGCTTTTTGCCATGGCGCTCCTCCAGTCCGTTGACGGCATCCACCGCTTGGCGCACATCACCAACAGGCAGCTCCACCGTCGTCCAGCGGAAGCCGCACATCATGCAGACGCGGCGGCGGTATATCCGCCGGGTCCCCTTGGCGCGGGTGTCGATGACGCGCACCTGGCTGCTGTTGCACTTAATGCAATCCATCCGCACGCCTCCAGTCCCGGTACTGCTCGGTGGTTTCGGCATCGTCAACACCGGCCTCGGCCAGCCGGTCAAAGATGCGCTCAATGAAGTCGTGCATCTGCTGCCGGGTAAAGCTGCTGCTGCCTAGTCCGAGGCGGGCCATGCAATAGCCGTTGTCCAGCAGTTCCACCTTCTGCACAACGCGGTATGTGTTGCGCAGGGCGGGCAGGGCCTTGACCGGCACGCGCCAGGTCTCCACCTCCGCGCCGAACTCGCCCAGCAAGTCCAGATAGCACTGTTCGGCGGTCACCCCGCCGGGCGTGTCGCCGCTCAACGCCAGCGCCAGCCTGTTCAGCAGCGCCCACATGAGGCGGTTCTGATCCAGTGTGCGCTTGTTCTTCACCGGGCGGATGTCGATCTCCACGCATAGGGGCTGCCCCCGCGCGCGGCGCTCCAGCTCGGAATGCATCCGCTGGGCCTCCAGGCGATACGCACCGTCAATCGTCAGCCCGTCCATGTCGTTGACTAAGGGCTGGCCCGTTGGGATGTACCAGGCGGCCACATGGGCGATCAGCTGGCTTGCCATGTAATCACGCTCCCATCACGCTTGCGCACCCTCAGCGATGCCACGCTGCCGTCACCGTTGTAGGTGATGTCGTCCAGGGTGAGGGCATCATCCAGAACATAGCGCTCAATGATGTTGGTGCCGGGCTTGCCCTGGGGGACGATGTGGACCTTGCTGGCCGGGATGCGCAGCGGCGGCAGGTTCAGCACGCCCGCGCCGATGCTCCAGGCGGCAGCAGCGGCCAAAAAGCTGCCGTCTGCCTCGTTGGTGGGCGCGTCGCTGCTCACGCGGTAGGTGGTGGGGCAGGGGGCGTCCTTTGTGATGTCGGCCAGGGCCACGGCGCAGTACAGATACCGCCCACAAACGTAGTGCCGCACACTGTAGCCCGCCAGCCCGCCGGGCATACGCTCACAGCACTCCTCCAGATGGGCGCGCACGGCGTTGACATCCGGCCACAGCTTGATGCGCACGCCCTCGGCGTCCACCTCCAGGATGCTGAGCGTGACCTCGTCAGCTGTCAGCAGGGCGAGGTTTTTGGGGGTCTCATTCTTCTCCATGTTTATCCTCCATTTCCGGGCCGATGTAGACACCGGCCTCATTATAATTGCTAGGATCTGAGTAGGGTGTACCCCAACCGCACATCGCGCCATTGTACATAGCGGCGGCTTGGGCACGGCTAACACCAACAGCGGTGTTCAGTTCGTCTATACATGTCTGGCTGTTCATGCCAAACAGGGCACGCTCCCCGCGCACGATACGAACCACGGCACCGGTGTAGGGGCTTTTGGCGTAGGCGTAGGCGGGCAGCCCCGCCTCATCATAGGTCATTTTCATGGGCTTGGTCTCCTTTTTCGGTTTTGGCCGCTTGCGCGGCATACCGGCGGCAAGCGCCGGGTGTTTCTTTTTCCAGCTGCACACTCTATGTCGGATTGCCTCCGGCGTCACGGTCTGAGTGTAGCCCATCATCCTGCACACGCTGCTGATCGGCGCGCCGCTGTAGTAGTACAGGATGCTTTCCAGCATCGCCTCCGGCGGCACAGGGTTGCAGATGCGCTCAACAGACGGGCCGACGGGCCGCCTGTTTTGAGGGTGCGCCGCGCGGAATGTGTCAAGGCTTGTATAGCCCAGACTTTCCAGCAGGGTGCCCTCATCCACACACAGGCACTCGGCGCAGATTCTCAGCTGGCGGCGGGCGTTGGTGCAGTTCCTAAGCCTGGATTGCACCCAGGCCAGATCATCCGTTGTCATCAGCAGATCTGTCTTGCCAGCGCGGTGGCCGGGATGCGCTTGTCGCGCCCGGCCCCGATCCAGCCCTCAAAGTTGCGGCAGACCTTGCGCGCGGCGTAGGGGTCTGTGCCGTAAACGATGTGTGCGGCCTCGGGCACTGTCACCAGCTCGCCCGCAGCCTCATGCCGGATGCGCTCCAGCGCATCACGGTAGCCTTGCTTTTCGCGTGCCATACTTACCTCCTTGTAGCTTGTATCCCCGCTGTGCTATAATCACGGCAGAAAGGACGTGTATAAAAATGGATTGGTTATCATTGCTTCTTACTGCGGTCAGCGGCACCCTCGGTGTCATCGGCGTCTTTGTCGGTGCTTACATGGCACGCAAAACAGCGGTAGAGCAGCAGCGGCATATAGAATTGCACAGTGCCTGCTCGCTGGTGTTGTCCACCTATGCGCGCTGGGTTGAAGACCCGCAGGAATACCGCTTTGCTTTGTTGGCATCAATAGCATCGGCGCAGCTTTTATGTACGCCTGACAGCGATATAGACAAAAGCATTCAAGAGCTTGAAAAGCTGGTGATGATTACAGCCCATCCCTCACAGCAATGCGGCAACTGCCTGAATGATTTCCGGCAGAAAGCGCAGCAGGAACTCATAAAGCGATATGGCGATCAGCGTCTCCCCGACGTGAAGAAAGACGTGGGCAAGTAGTCCGCAGCTGTGCGGAGCGTCTTTTTTCGGAGCTGGTGACGGTTTATCGTACAGGCCATCGCCAAACCACGCAAGCAGACTGTCCTGCTCACGCTGTTCATCTTGCAGCATAGCGTTCACCTCCTTGTTGGCGTGTCCAAGGTGGACACGTGCATGTCACTTATCGTGACATTTTTAGGCGTAAAAAATCTCCTCCACGGTTTTCTCGTAATACTGCGCGATTTTACGCTTTGTTTCATCGCGGGGGATTCTAGCGCCAGTCTCGTACATCGCCAGTGCAGAAACGCTTACACCCAGCGCTGTTGCAACCTCGGCGCGCGGTCGAGCGCCCCGCAGTTCAACCAATGTTTGCGCAATCTTCTCCGAATCCATCAGAATCACCTCGCTTTCATTTGTCACGAACCGTGACTATATATACAGTATATCACGCTCTTGGTATTTGTCAACACATTTCGTGACATTTTGCGGTTGACTTTCTCACGATTCGTGATATTATAAGATTAGTACACAGAGAGGATTGACTTCGCATGGCTAAATTTTCGGCAATTATAAAATCCCTTCGCATCGAAAGAGGCATAACGCAAGAGCAACTCGCTGCCTTGCTAAAAGTATCCCGCAGTACGATAGGCATGTATGAAACTGGCAGCCGCGAACCAGATTTTGAAACGCTTGAAGCTATCGCAGACATTTTCAATGTCGACATGGATTATCTCATGGGGCGATCAACCGTCGAACGGAAAAATCCTGTTGCCGCTACTCCCATCCCTGCCGGGTTCCAGCCGCTGCCGAAGCGGGACCGCATCCCGCGTGTGGGGCAAATCGCCTGCGGCACACCCATCCTCGCGGAGGAGAATGTCGAGGCCTACGATGAAGTCCCCAGCGATTGGCACGCCGACTTCACGCTGCTATGCCAGGGCGACAGCATGGAGCCAAAAATCAAAGACGGCGATGTCGTAGCCATTCACAGCCAGCCGATGGTCGAGAACGGCGAGGTCGCTGCCGTCCTGATCGATGGCGAGGCCACCCTCAAGCGCGTGTTTCTGTTCGATGACCATATCGAGCTCCGCGCCGAAAACCCCACATTTCCGACTATCC